AATAGGTATTGGAGCTGTAAAAACTAGTTTTAATAAATCTGAAGGAGTTGTTATAGATTATGTTAATCCTGCAAATATGGTTTGGTCATATACAAATGATCCAAACTTTCAAGATATATATTATGTTGGTGAAATTAAAACACTAACAATACCTGAGTTGAAAAAAGAATTTCCTAATTTAACTAATGAAGAGTTAAAAATGATACAAAAGTATCCAGGAAGACAAGGATATCAGAGAGGACCTTATAATAATGATCTAGTTCAAGTTATGTATTTTGAATACAAAACTTATATAGATCAAGTTTTTAAATTAAAACACACAGAACAAGGTTTAGAAAAAGCATTAGAAAAACCTGACTTTTTTAATCCACCACCAAGTGATAATTTTGATAGAGTATCAAGATCAATTGAAGTATTATTTTGTGGTGCTAAAGTTTTAGGTGTAGAGCAAATGTTAAGATGGGAAATGGCAACTAATATGACCAGACCTAAAAGTGATTTAACGAAAGTTAATATGAACTATAACATCGTAGCTCCTCATATGTATCAAGGTAGAATTGATTCATTAGTAAATCGTATTACAGGATTTGCGGATATGATTCAATTAACTTCTTTAAAATTACAACAAGTAATTGCTAGAATGGTTCCAGATGGTGTGTTTGTAGATGTAGATGGTTTAGCAGAAGTTGATTTAGGTAATGGTACTAATTATAATCCACAGGAAGCACTTAATATGTATTTCCAAACTGGTAGTATAGTTGGTAGATCATTAACTCAAGATGGTGATCCTAACAGAGGTAAAGTACCTATTCAAGAATTACAAACATCTAGTGCTAATGGTAAAATAGGTTCTTTAATTAATACATATCAGTATTATTTACAAATGATTAGAGATGTGACCGGACTTAATGAAGCAAGAGATGGTAGTATGCCAGAAAAAGATGCTTTAGTTGGTTTACAAAAAATGGCAGCAAATGCTTCAAATACAGCTACTAAACATATATTAAACGGTATGATGTATCTTACATTAAGAACATGTGAAAATATATCACTACGTGTTTCTGATATGTTAGATTTTGAATTAACTAATGATTCATTAAAAGCTAGTATTGGTAAATTTAATGTTGCTACATTACAAGAAATAGACAATTTACATCTTTATGATTTTGGTGTATTTTTAGATTTAGAACCTGAAGAAGAAGAAAAAGCTATGCTTGAACAAAATATTCAAATGGCTTTACAACAAAATCAAATATATTTAGAAGACGCTATAGATATTAGAGAAATTAAAAACTTAACATTAGCAAATCAAGTGTTAAAGTATAAGCGAATGAAAAAGCAGCAAGCTGATCAAGAAGCTCAAATGGCTAATATCCAAGCTCAAACACAATCAAACTCAGAAGCAGCTGAAAGAGCTTCTATGGCTGAAGTACAAAAAGCACAAGCGTTAAATGAAACTAATGTTCAATTTGAAAAAGCTAAATCTGATTTTGAAATACAAAGAATGCAGACTGCTGCTCAAATAGAAGAACAACAAATGGCTCAACAATTTGAATATGATATGAAGCTTAAACAAGCTGAACTTGAAAATCAAAAAGCTAAAGAAAAAGAAATTGAAGATCGTAAAGATAATAGAACAAAACTTCAAGCAACTCAACAATCTAAAATGATAGATCAAAGAAAAAATAATTCATTACCTATCGATTTTGAAACAGGTGATGGATTAAATTTAGAGCAATTTATGTAAATAAACTCTTATTAATTTTTATATTATTATATTATGTCAGAAACAAAAGAAAAAGCTGGAAAGCTTAAGGTTAAAAAACCTAAAAAACTAGTAAAAACAGATGAACCTATAAAAGTAGATTTATCTAAGCCAGTTGAACAAACTGAAGAAAAAATAGAACAACAAGATGCCATTCAAGTCGGAGAAACAAAAGAAATACCTGATGATAAATCATCCGGAGATATACCGAAGGTGGAAATTAAAGGAGGAGAATCCAGCGAAGAGCCCGATGCCTCTGTTGAATCTAAAGAAGAAGAAACACCGGTAATAGAAGAAATAACTGAAACACCTGAAAAGGAAGAAGATGTTATTGAAATCGGTGAGCAAATGGTACAAGGCTCTGAACAGCCAACAGCTGTTATATCTAACGAAGTACCAAAAGAAAATATACCTACGTTACCAGATAACATTGTTAAAGTTGTAGACTTTATGAATGAAACTGGTGGAACATTAGAAGATTATGTAAGATTAAATCATGATTATTCAAACGTAGATAATGATACTCTATTAAGAGAGTATTATAAGCAAACGAAATCACATTTAGACTCAGAAGAAATTAACTTTTTAATTGAAGATAATTTTTCATGGGACGAAGATGTAGATGAACCGCGAGATGTGCGTAAAGCAAAGCTCGCATACAAAGAAGAAGTTGCAAAAGCCAAACAGCATTTAGAAGGTTTAAAGAAACAATATTATCAGGAAATCAAGTTGAATCCTGGTGTTACTCAAGAACAACAAAAAGCTATGGACTTTTTCAACCGCTACAACGAAGAACAACAAGTAGCGCAACAACAACATGAAACATTTAAGTCTAACACTAAAGATTATTTTGGTCCCGAGTTCAAAGGTTTTGATTTTTCGGTAGGAGAAAAAAAGTTTAGATATGGAATAAAAAATGTTAATGATGTTGCTGATAATCAGTCAGATATTTCTAACACCATTAAGAAGTTCTTAGATAAAGAAGGAAATGTCACAGATGTTAAAGGTTATCACAAAGCTATGTATGCTGCTAATAACGCTGATACTATAGCACAACATTTTTATGAGCAAGGCAAAGCTGATGCAATTAAAGATTTAAGTGCTAAATCTAAAAACGTAAATACAGAAGCAAGATCAACTGATCCTGGTAGTGTATTTGTTGGAGGATTAAAAGTTAAGTCAATTAGTGGTATGGATTCTTCAAAACTTAAAATTAAAACAAGAAAATTTAACTAAAACATTTTAAATTATTATGGGATCAATCGCTCCTGTGTTTGGTACTATTGTACCTTCTCAAGCACAACAAACGTTACAAAGTAACTACTTAGCTTTCAATGGTGGAGCTAATGACTTTGCTCAACAATATCTCCCTGAGATCTATGAGCAAGAAGTCGAAAGATATGGAAACAGAACTTTATCTGGTTTCTTAAGAATGGTTGGCGCTGAAATGCCAATGACATCTGATCAGGTTATCTGGTCTGAACAAAATAGATTACACATTGCTTATACAGACGTAACTGGCCCAGGTGCTGGTGCAGCTGTATTCAATATTCCTACTAACAACGGAACTCTTGCAACTCCTGCTGCTATTTTTCCTAACGACACTATTGTTGTTATGAACCCAACTACGGGTGTAGCTGTAAAAGGTATTGTAAAGTCTTGTGTTAAAAATGGAGGTAATCAAACATCTGATTTAACAGCTTATCCATTTGCAGTTAATAACTGGGACGGATTGTTTACAGGTGGTGGTGCCGCTACAAATCTTAAAGTATTTGTTTACGGTTCATTATTTGCTAAAGGAACTGCTAGTGGTGATAAATCTGTTGAACCTCAGTTCACTCAATACTCTAATCAACCGATCATTATCAAAGATAGATATGCTATCAATGGTTCTGATATGGCTCAGATTGGTTGGGTTGAAGTTGCAACTGAAGATGGTACATCAGGATACTTATGGTATTTAAAGTCTGAGTCTGAAACAAGACTAAGATTTGATGATTACTTAGAAATGGCAATGGTTGAAAGTGAAAAAGCTGCAGGTGCTGCAGGTATTAACTTCGCTGCTTCTGCTGCTAACATACCTGGATTCTCAGCTACAATCAACGCTCACGGATCTGAAGGTTTATTTGCTGCTATCGAAGCAAGAGGTAATGTATTCAGTGGTTTTGCTGGTGCAACTGGTATCTCTGACTTTGATTCAGTACTTAAAAATCTTGATACTCAAGGTGCTATAGAAGAAAATATGCTTTTCTTAAATAGAGATATGGATTTAGAATTTGACGACATGCTAGGACAAATTTCTAGTGGTGGTTTTAGGTGGTGTTGCTTACGGTTTATTTGAAAACTCTGAGGACATGGCATTAAATCTTGGTTTCTCTGGTTTTAGAAGAGGTTCATATGACTTTTATAAAACTTCATGGAAATACTTAAACGACGCTTCTACAAGAGGTGCTGTTGCGGTAAATAACATTGATGGTGTTCTAGTTCCTGCTGGAACTTCAACTGTTTATGACCAAATTCTTGGTACAAACATTAGAAGACCATTCTTGCACGTAAGATATAGAGCTTCTCAATCTGACGACAGAAGATACAAAAACTGGATCACTGGTACTGCTGGTGGTGCTTACACTTCTGAAGTTGATGAGATGGTTGTTAACTTCTTA